TTCGTCGACGGCCTTTTCGAAGAGCTGGATGGCTCGGGCTTCTTTCAGGATTTCCCCGGAAGCAATTCGACGTGGCGTGAAAACGCCAATGGTACTTGGGATATGGAAGGCGACATCGAATTGATGGGCGTCGTCCCGAAGGGCCGCAGGAACAACGATGAGGACGTCGGCGAGGATTGGATGGTCGCGGCCGTCGCGAAACACTCCGCGAATGAGCGCGACAGCCAACATCTTTCTCCGGTCTTTGTTCGTCATCACGGTCAACAAGTCGAAGAGCCCGAGATAGCCGGCTTCGTCCGTCTAACGCGGGTCGCTCACGCTCACGTTGATGGGGTATCTCAACCGACCATCTTCGGGCAATTCCTTAAAGTCCCCGCGCATATCTTCCGAGAGATCAAGCGCTTTCGGCTACCGTTCCGCTCCGTGGAGGTGGTCGATTGGGCGAAGTTTGAAATTTCTGGGGTCGCGTTACTTTCTACGCGCTCGCCTTACTTTAAGCAGCCGATGACGACTGTCGGCCGTGAAATCACACATCCGGAGGTGACGGAGATGGCCGAGAGACGCTATGGCTCCGCGGTCGCGAGGTTTGCCGGCGAAGAGGGCGCATCTTACCTCTTCGACGAGCGAAAGACCGCGCAGCTCGAAGGGGATCCACCCAAGAACGAGGAGGACGACGAGACCGCGGAGGCCGGAGATGTCGATCTCGAATCCCTCGACCTCGCCGCCGCTCTCGCGCTCATCAAGCAATTGATGGGGGTGAAGAAGAAAATCGATGAGGCCGTGAGCGACGACGGAGCTTCCGCCCCGACCGTCGAGGATGGCAATTCGGCGCCCGTTCCGGCGATTGCCGCGAGTGACGACCCGGCCATCGCAAAGCTTCAGGAGCAGAAGGCGATGCAAGCGGGACAGATTGCCGCGATGAAGACAGCCGAGGAGGAGAGGGTCAAGACCGCCGGCGAAGATGCCGCCGTTGCCGCCGCTCTTTCAAGCCTCAAGGGGTACAACATCCCCGACAATATGGGCGAGCAACTCTCCGCACTCGCGAAGGCCAACGGCGCCGCGGCGCCGGCGGCTTTGGCGGCGTTTACCTCGGCATTCACTCAAAACGCCACGCAAGACCCGCCGGAGACCGTTGATGGGATGCTCGCCGCGACTACGCGCCGGACGGATTCACCGGAGGTCGCGCAGTTTGCGACCCAAGGTCCGAGGATTCTCGCCGCCGCTCGCCGCTACGATGCGATGTATGACGACCTCCTCGAGTCCGGAGCGTACTTCTCCGAAGAGTGCAACCGGCTCTCGTTCATTGAGGAGTCGCTTGCCAGCGAGGGCCGCCAGGCCGTCGCCGCGCAAAGAGAAGGAAGGGAGGCTCGAGTTTAATGGCAGTCCTCACGACAGAACGACTTTACGAAACCGAGGGATCTAACCAAAATTCCTCGGAGAGAATCATCAAGTCTGGGGTGAAGGTATTCAACGGCTCTTTCGTCGGAGTCGATAAGGGAACCGGACACATCGAATCGTGGGTTAACGCGGCATCATCCGCGACGATGGATCCTGTTTGGCTAGGCCGTTGCAATTTTCAGGCGAAGGAACTCGACTCCAATGGAGAAAACTCGCTCACCGGGGACGGCGTTATCCGTTGCACGGTGATCGAGGGCGAGACGCTGAGGAACGTTTCTATTGCCGACGGCGCCGACACGGATGCGGACGTCGGCAAATACATCCACATGTCCGATGACAACGTTTGCGAGTTCACCATAGCAGCAAACGAGGATCCGACCGCCGTCGTCGTGGCGCGGACCGGGTCGGCACTCTACACGATTCGTTTGTTCACGCAAATCGAGGCACTCGCCTTGATTGACGACGTCGCAGTTTAAGAGGAGGCCGAGATGCCATCTACCGTTGGAGCGTCGGGGGCCTTCGCCGCGGGGATCGTCGCGCAAGCCTTTTCGACTTATCGAAAACAATACGAGATCAATAAGACTGGTCTAGCGATGATGGGGACGATGGATTTCCCATCGACGCGCCGGCAGGAAATCCATTTTTACTGGAAGACGCCCGCTTATCCGGTCCGGTGGCCGTATGGCGGAGCGCCGATGGCGTCCAAGCCGTTTGGCGGCGTCCAATTCAAGATTGAAAACCAATCGTACGCGCGGAGTGTTTCGTGGGATTACCGGGACGCTCTCGACGAGCAGACCAACGGGCTCCTCACGCAAGCCCGCGGGGTTGGGGAAAATTTCGCGTATCTCATCGAGGAGATATTTTTTCTCATCCGGAACGCGGGGACCGACCTCGACCTTCTCGAGACGGTTCCGAACGCGCCCGATGGAAGTGCTATCTTCGCCGATGCTACTCGCTTCGGCATCACGGCCGGTAGCGGCAACGGCGGCAACGCGATCAACGGCGGGACGATGGCCGATGCGGCGGAGATCCGGGGAAGCCATTGATGAGCCCCGGAGCCCTTCGCGGAGCGAAGCTCCTCACGTTCAACCCCGCACAGCTTCAAGTAGTCGAAGAGGCGTTTCTCCAATTGATTAGCGGGAACCCGACATCTACCGCAACCCACGCCACATCGAACGTTATCCAGGACACCGGCCGCGCGCCCATCCTTTGGCCGAATCAGAACGTTACCGCGGCGGAGTTCGATATTTGGTTTGCCGACTCCAACGTGAAGCCGCTGGTACATCAGGCCCGAGACCCGCTCTTTGAGCAGATTTTTACGCGGTCGAATTCGGAGGTCGCGAGCAAGACCGGCATCGAGTCGGTCGATTTCTCGAAGCGGGACGGGTTCGGCGTCAACGAGCCGTACGGCGCCATCCAAGTGTCAGCCGCCGGCGGAGCATAATTTTTGGTTGGTACGTGCGGGGGCGGCTCTTCGCGGAGAGGGGGCGCTCCCGCATGACTCATCAACATCGTTCGGAGAAGGAGACAGATGTCGAAGGACAAAAGCCAGACGGGATCTTCGGATAAAACGGGCGCCGCCGTCCTCGAGCAACCGGCGAGCGATGCTCCCAAGGTTCTCGGGCGCGATACGCTCACCGACTCTTTCCTCCGCGGCGCCGGCGCCGGCTCGGAACCCGATCGACCGGAGGATGTCGATGCCTTCGCGGATATCCAATTTGAAGGGACGCGGCGATACTTCATCGGCATCAAGCCGCATCGATTGGCGACGGTTCCGCCGGTGTGGTCGCAAAAGATAGGCGGGATCGAATTCGCGTATCGTCGAGATCAAATTGTCCGGAGTCAAGATGGGTCCAGCGCTGAGATGGTTCCGGGCGCCCACCTTGGACGCTTTGAGGAGTTAACCGCGGCCCGCGTTAGAATTTGCCTCAACGCGATGCGCTTCGTCGGAGTGCGATGGAGGTATCCGCCGAAGACAGACCCGAACGGTCGACCGCTCCTTGACTACGAACCCGACACGGAACAAGCCCCGCGATCGGCTAAGGTTTTCAAGTTTGCCGATCGGTCTGGCTTGACCGAAAAGCAAAAGGAAGCGAAGCATCGGCGCATCCCGATGAATCGCCCGATGCCGCGTGATGAGCCGGTCGCTCGATATTTCGTATTGATGCCCGGTGAGGAGATCGGGCCGGCGGGTTCCGTGATCGACATCGACAGGATGCCATCTCTCGAAGAGCGGCATCCAATCCTCAACAAAATCCACGACGTCGAGTGATGAGGGGACGATGGCAACGCCGACCGTTGCAGAGCTGTACACAAACCTTCGGGATATCGTCCGCATCCTCGATGCCCACCTAACCGACGGAGTCGCGTTCGTCGCTAACGGGGTCACTGCGAAGGGGAACATCCGAGACGATGCATCCTTTGGGGACGCGCAGCTTTCAGCGTTCCGCATCTTTCGGCAAGGGCTCGCCGCGAATATGAGCCTTGGCCCGACGTTGTTGGATCCGTGGTTGCTCGAATTGGCGCATTGTGATGACTCCGGGGCCAACAAGGATCCGTGGCCGGAGCGGAGCGCGCGAGCCATCTTAGATCGATGGTCCCGATACCTAATCGACGAAGATGAGAAGGTGACCAGTAACGGGATCACGTATGGCGCCATCACGAAGGCCGGGACAAATACCGGGAATGGCATCATGCTCCGGTTGACTGTCGACGAAGATGGACAGGCGATTCAGTCGGGAAGGGCGGAGTCGGTGGAGGCGATCTGCATCCAGGACCGCAACTCAGGCGCCCGAGAGAATGAAGAGGTTTTTGAGATCCGAGGCGAGTCTCTCCCGGAGGATCTTCTCGAGGAGGGCGGGACAGGGTTAACCGTCCCGATCACGGCGTTATCAGCATCGGCGACCCGCCGCATCTTCCAGAATCCATCCTTCGGAGATGATGCCGCCGCGGCGCCGGCGACGGTGCTAACGGGATGGACCGTCTCCACCATCGGGAACATCGACATCGTGACGACGCCGACGTTCCGGACGCACAAGGGGGAGGGCACCGAACAAGCGATAAAGATCAAGTCCGTCACGAACATCAAGCAAACCTTTGAGGAGAGGAATATCTCCTTCACGCCCGGCGTTCCGATGCTTGTCCAGGTCGCATACAACACAAACGGAGCGGTCTCGGCCGGGAGCGGGAAGACGCTAAAGGTAACATTTGGAGCCGTGTCGATATCCTCCGCGGATCTTAGCGGGGTCGCGGCAAACTGGAAAATTCTTCAGATTGCCATCGGGGCCAATTCTTGGCTCAAGGCTTTTAACAAGAACGATGGGGAGCTAAAGATCGAAACCGTAGGCTTCGGGGCCTCGGATTCGGTGATCGTCGATGATGTTATCGTCGGGCCGTTCACTCGGTACAGCGGCGCCGTCGGCCGCGGGGGCGAGTATTACGCGATCACGGGAGACGCGCCGCTCGGGGCCTCGGGGGTACCGTTCCTCCGCGATGATAAGCACACCTGGACGACGACCGGCGGAGTCACGGCGAAGATTCAGCGCCACATCGTGCGGGCGTATCCGGGGCAGTATCTTCCGACGTCGGGAACAACACTCATCGCGGAGCCGTAGGATGGGGACGCTCCTCGCAGAATTCCGGCTTGCATACGATTCCCAAGCAATCGCTAACCTCACGAACCCGAATGACCCGGAGCCGACGGCGGAGGATTCAGCGGTCCTCACCGATGCCGGGCGATACGTGGAAGCGGAATTCAAGATCGAGATTGGAAGAGCCTACGATGCAACCGATGACCGCGATGCGTTGGTCGGGGTCGAGGGCTTATATCTCCGACTCCTCGAGCATTCCGGGCAAGGCGGGGAGGGCATCGAGCCGAGGTATAAGCGATACCTCGAACGACTGCAAAAGCTCCGGGAAAAACTCCTTCCGAAAACAAACTCTACGCTTACAAAAACCGTGGAGCCCGCCGGCTCGAAGCCAATATTCGATGTGGCGCGTTTCGCGGGAGTCTGTCCAAACCCGCCATCGTGAGGGGCCGCGATGCCGTCTCCGACGATCGGCGAGAAATTAACGCCCAATTATCTCGAGCTGTTCACGTCGAAAAAGATCCGGCGGAACATCGAGCGCAAGAGAGATGCGATGGCCGCCATCGGGGCGGCTTACTCCTCGCAAGCTCAAAAGGCGTTCCGGGATGAGCGACTCGGGGATGAGAAGTGGCCCGAGAGATTCCCCGGACGATCGGATAAAGACTTCATCAACGATGCCGGCGCC